TACGGCCGATTTTATCCGCCTTAATCCAAAGGTGCGCCGCGCCTGTTTTAGATGGCAAAAGGCATCAACGGCCCCTCCGTATGGGGACAGAGACATGTCAGATATTTCTCTTTCAGTAACGGCATTGTCGATATCCCGATACGTAATAAGAAGATTCATATATCCCCCTGTAGATTACCGCACTCACTCCCGCCAGTGGCGTGGGTAGGGCGCTGTTCGCATTGCACGGTGAGACGCCACGAGGGCTTGTCCTCTCCTCGAAGGACTTGCGGATGTAGATGACTGCGTTTCGAATATGCCTTACCTATTCTGAGATTTTAGCTTTTCCAGCTCAAGCTTTGTTTTTTCAAGCTCAAGTTGCAACTTTATTAACTCAACGTCATCAGCTTGTGAGGCGGGTTCTTTGTCTAAATCTTCGAGCATGAACCTTGCTTCATTTATATAGCTTTTGAATTTCTCGCCAGTAAATCCAACAACAATTTGTCTTAAGGTAGTTTTAGCATTGTCTTTTTCTCCGGCAGAGATGAGGCTTTTTGCATAATAGATATAAGACTCTACAAGGGCAGATGAAGTGAAGTCGTAAGCTCCATAACATTGGTTTAGGTAATAGGTTGCAGTCCGACTGATATTGCTACAATCGCGCTGTATTTCTCCATTCATAACAGAAGCCTTTGCCAAAAATGGTTCCTTTTCGCCCAGCGGCGCTACGTAGAACTGATTTATTGAATTTTTAAAGTTAGTGAGTTTTGATTCGTCGTAATTAGAGAAAAAGCCACCGTAACTGGAGCATGGCGTCATCATAATAATGCCTACTGCAACTAACTTTTTCACGGTTGGCCTCCACAATAATTTTTATTTACCACCTCGCCACATGTTCAGTATTTCTGTAATACCCACTTAACTCTGCCCATAACAAACGTATCCCAGTTGATTCTGTCAATGCTCATGTCGTGATCAGGAAACGTTGGATTGTCTGATTTGATCTTGACTAGTTCCGGGCCCACAAATATCCGCTTCACTACGATACCCTCGTGCGGGATGTAAATAGCATAGAGTTGGCCACTAATAATTTCTCGATCTGTACGGTCAACGCCGACATGCGCGCCGTTCATTATATTGGGTTCCATGCTTGTGCCGCGGATCAGTAGCGCGGTGATGGATGGCCCGTTGTATTCTGATTCAATAGTGATGTGCCCGATCGGCTCTAGCTGGTCCAAGTCACAGGGGTCGCCTGCTCCAGCCATGGCACGGACTGGTATTGTTATTATATCGAGACACGCTCCAACTCCTTCTATCGCTACAGCATCATCCTCATTTCCATACAGCAGCCAATCAGCACTTTTCCTGCTTAATTCTATGATGCGGGCAAGGGTTTGGGCTTTAGGCCATGCTTGGCCTTTCTCATAGTTGGAAATCATATTGGTGCTTACACCTATACTTTTCCCAAACTCGGAGCCGCTCTTGTTTCCTCTGACGATGCGTATTCTCTCGCCTATTTGTACTAAATCAAATCTCATGACCTCTTTTTATATCATTTTTCCCGCTTTGTAAAACATTTCCCAAATTAAAGTAACATGTCAATATTATTAACGTAATACGGTAAAATGATGCAGTTACATAATGCCATATTCCCATTTTACGTGAAAAAGAATGATTGACTTTCCGTTTTACGGGATGTATATATCTCATAAAAGGGAAACAAAAGGATACAGCTATGACTTTGGGCGAAAAAATAACGATTTGCCGGAAGAAAAAAGGAATGACCTTGGGGGATCTGGGCAATGCAGTCGGCATGTCCCGCACCAATCTCTCGGTAATTGAAAACGATGGGCTTAAGGGGGGACCTGACCCTCGAACCTTGATCAAAATATCTGAAGCCCTCGGTGCCCCTGAAATCCTGATGCACCACTGCGAAGCCTGCCCGATCCGGCAGCACATCATGATGAAGCAGTTCCCGGACCTGAACAACATCCGGACTGAGCCTTCCATCATCGCCAACCGTCTCCGTCAGGAGATGATCGAGGGCGCTGCAGCCGCGGACGAATTGTCTCAGCTATACGCGCACAAGGACTTCCAGCAACTCCCCGAGTTCCAGGAGCGGCACAAGGCCTTGCACGAGCAGATTGTGGATGCGGAACGGGCCATGGAGATCCTCAAGTTCGAACTGATCCGTCTGGGTGCGCTGACACGGGAGGAGCACAACGAGATCGTAGCTAACCAGCAGGCAAAGTGCGAAGAGCATGGCCACCACATCCCGGCTCGGACCAGCAAGGAGGGTTAGGCCATGGCAACAGGTAAAGCAAAAGAGCCGCTCCGGCGGGAGCACATGACAGACGCAGAGTGGGCTCGCTTCGGCAAGATGTGCGAGTGCATCCTGAAGATGAAGCGCAAGGATGCCGTGGCTGAGGCCAGAAAGGTAACCCATCCTGAAGGCACAGAGGGAAGCTGCAGCTAGTTGCTGAATTAAATAAACCTGTGAAAGGAGCGACGGTATGGCGACAGTACACGTGGAGTTCGATGTGGATATACCTGCCGATGCAACTGAGGCTGAGATTGATGAGTGGCTGCGGTATTCGCTGAATGACCGAGGCGGAATGAGCGTTGATAACCCACTGGAGGGGAATGAGGTTGAGCCGGTTCCATCCAGTTTCATGTGGAGGTCGTTTTAAAAAAGGTGGACCAGCTGAGACGGTAACGCTCGGGAAATGAAGCCCGCTATGGGGATTCAAACAAAGAATGGGTAGACCGGCCGGGACCACCCCGGATGAATTCTTACAAATTTTACTGCACAGTCAAGTTTAAAATTTGCAGTTTTTAATATTAATTGTTTAAAAAAAAAGGGGGGGGTATGTCGCGTACGGCTAGTTGCATCCGTGGGTTCAGGGAGGAACGCTCCAAAAAGACCATGTTTTTTGTGACACTCACCCTCCTCCTTTTGGCATGGGGCGCCGCCAGCAACCACGACCAGCAGGACCGCGAGTCGATGGCCGAAGAGTTCTCGGCTCCCCACCGTAACAGCATAGTCGCCACCTGGACCGCTACAGAGCCCGGCCCAGGTCAGAACATCTTCCCTCAGGGGGAACAGATAGCAACTCAGAAATGAGCCCACCGCTATCCTGTTCCCCTTTTTCTATTCCGACTAGGAGGTTGCGCTGTGAACCCTGTTGCGAAAATGGATGAACTTCTGGATATGTCCCGCAGGATGAAAGAGCGATTGGAGCAGTTGAGCCGGAGGCAGGTACCAATTGTGGAACGCTTGTCCAAGGGCGGCGAAGACATGAAAGACGCGCTAGGCGCGGCATGTGAGGCAATAAGGGTGCCCTACCTCTAACCATAAGCAAGAGGAGATTCGCATGAAGGTTTTGAGTTTGGGGGGAGTTAAAGAAGACATACGACAAGTGGACCCGTGAGGATAACGGTAATCAGTCGCAGGCGGATTCCATCGGCGACGAAGTGGAGGTCTCTGATGTTGTCGCCATGCAGGGATTGCGCGGAAAAGGGTCACTGTGACCTGGAAGCCGAGAAGAGCCGCCTGGCACTGTTCGCCTGGGCGCGCGGTGGTCTGATCGGCTGTGGCCTTCGCAGAGAGAGCAGCTGGCACGGAGTTGAGGGGGTCGGGTCATGGACATCGAGAAAGAGTTCGACAGGGTCACAGCGCCGCCGTCCAGCGCATCCAGCGTCCGCCGCTTAAAGAAAGAAGAGATCGAACATCTGGAGCGCGCCGGCATGATCACTCCAATCCACCTGATGCGCAAGAATAGTTGGTTGCCAAGGGTGCATGTGCCAGGCAACTCGTGTAGAGGCACATATGACCGCTGAGGAATGGCTGGCCAGCAACTCGTTTGAATGCACCTTGTTGTCGGGCCGATTCACATCAGATCAGTGCAGGGCGAACCGTGAGCGCGCCTTGACTTTGCAGTTCCCGGGGCAGTTAACACCGTGCATTAAATGTGGAGGGGAGCAGGACATGGTCAAAGTTAAAGATCAGAAAGTGAAGAGGCCCTACAACCGTAAGGTGAAGCCTGCCGAGGTAGAAGCTAAGCCCACCCCGGTGATAGATGGCAAACCGCAGGAATTTGTTGACCACTCGGCACCGGTGACACAGGAAGATCTGGAATGCGCTGCTGACCGCTTTCACGACGAACTCGTGGACCACCTCATAGAGTCTGGGTCCATCACTGAGTATCCGCTCCCCGACGTGCGCAGCCTGCTGCACTTCATCCAGCCTTCCCAGGACGCCCCTACCCCCCCCCAGCCACCCGGCTTCTTTGTAGACTTCACCGGCCACGAGCAGCTACTCGCCGAGGTGCAAGCTCTATCAGACGATCTCAACTCCGACATGATCGCGCTACTGTCCGCCGTGCTTGACGGCGAGCTGTACCGGCGCAAGGAAGCCATGCAGACGGCGACTCCAGGGGGAAGTCAGGGATGAAATACATTGTGAAGGACCATTTAAACATTTACCTGTTCGGTCGCAATATTGGACACGACGAGTTTTCCTCACAGATAAATGGCCGATGCACCAGTGCTGGCTTTGTGAACTTGACGACCATGCAGTGCTATGGCGAGTCGGACAGTCTGGGAGTTTCATCCTGCTCGACCGACACCGGTCTATTGAGAGCGCTGTCACCCAACACCAGGCCGCTTACTACAGAGCTTAAGGTCATCCGGGCCGAGATCGCTGCCGCGTTGCAGTCTCTCGCCTCCCCTCCGCTGCAGCTTCAAGCAGCTGATCGCCGCCTGGCAGGGCTGGTCGCGGGTACCATGGAATATGCCGGGGCGGTGAGGCCATGAAGATGGCTATTCCAATGCAGCCGCACTTCAAGTTGGTCCTCGCTGCGAGCAATATTCCGAAGGAAACAGGCCCTTCCCTGTCTCATCAGTTCTGGCAGGGCCCGGTCCTGCGGCAGCAGGACACCGTTGATCCGCTCGGGCGGGACGACCGTGCGGCACTTAGAGATCCCCGGCCCGCCGTTTTCCCGGCCCTCGCCCCCCCCTCTAAAGGGATCCAGCCCAATGGTCCTGATGGGGCTGGATCATGATAACGATCACCACGGAAGGCGTTGAGGATTTACTGCAAGGCTTGAGCGGCATGCAAAGGCAGATACCCTATGCCGCTGCCAACGGGGTCAACGCTACGGGCAGAAAGGTAAAGGGTGCCATATACGTCGCCATGGGCTTTGTCTTTGACAGGCCCACCCCGTTCGTGATGGACAGCCTTCAGCTCACGTGTGCACGGGCTCCTCGTACAGTAGAGGCCGAGGTGTGGTTCAAGGATCCTCCGAACCTAGGCACCAAGGGACACTTCCTGCTCCCCCAGGTGAAGGGTGGAGCCCGCCCTATGAAGCCTTGGGAGATGGGCATGGGTGGTTACTTTGTGCAGCCTAGCAAGTACGCACGTCTCGATCAGTATGGCAACCTCGGCCGGGGGCAGATTACCAAGCTGCTCTCCCTCTCGGGAGGCTTCCGTGAGGTCGGTTTTAGTATGAACACCAAGTCGAAGAACAAGCGGAAGGATTACTTCCGGCTGCTGACGAAGAAAGGGAAGCTGCCACCCGGCATCTATGAGCGCGTAGTGGGTGATGAGACCTCCGGTCGCGCCAGCCGCTTCCTTCTCGCCCGAGCCATCATGAAGCGGGACAAGGTGAAGGGTGGGCTGAAGGAGTTAAAGGCGCGTACCAAGGATATGTACCCGCGAGGAATTAAGCCAATGGTGCTTCTGACGGGGAAGGTTAAAGCACCCCGCTATAGCCGTCGCCTTGACTTCTACGGCATAGCCGATCGGGTGGTGGAAGCAAACCTTCGGCCGGACATGGAGGCTGCCATTGAGGCGGAGATAGTCAACGAGATGGCTTATCGCGCGCGGAAGGGGATCAGGTGATCCCCCCGTCCCCCCGTTCAGGGAGTCTCGCCAGAATTGGTTATGGTCATCGCCCGGCAGCAGCCCTGCCCTCATTAAAGGCGCGGGTCCTCTTGGGCGGTCGCGACTACGCGGGTAATTCGACCCCCGTAGTCCGGTTACGAATGAACTTTTTTTGAGTTTCCAAAATGCCATTTGCTGAATATGTAGGGATTTTAGGAGGTTGACGGTGAGTACGGAAAACCCTGGCAGGAAGCTGTTTACCATTGAGGCCGCTGAAAAATTTTTCGGCTTCGATCTGATCAAATACGATGACTGCTGCCTATGGATCGTGTCCCAACTACACCCCGTCGGCGCCTACTGCCCGGAGTGTTCCTTTGCAGTTCCCCATGTGCACCAGGACAGGTTTTACAAGTTCGAGCAGGTCCGCTGCCAAAACTGCAAAAAGAAGTTTACCGCAGCCACTGGGACCTTGTTGAGCGGGGCAAAACTTGAGCCAAGGGAGATATACCTGCTGGCCGTCATGTCTCAATGGGGTGTCCCTGCGCCCAAGATCGCATCCGTTCTTCACTGCCACGTCGATACTGTCGCCAACTGGCAGTCCCACTTCAAGGCACACCAGGAGCTGACTGGTGCCTGATTCGCAGCCTCCTAAAGATAAGGTCGTAGACATCCGCGAAAAGGTCGAGGCGAGGAAGCGCGAGGAAGCCGCTGCCCTCGAGGAGACTGCGAAGCCTGCCGAGTCGCCGATCACTCCGAAGCTGGTCAAGGACTGTCTGATGGCCAACGAGCTCGGCGACGGGACGCTCTTCGCCAACGTGCATCGTGGCAAATTTGTGTTCAACAAGACCTCGCAGCAGTGGTTCGTCTGGGCAGGTCACCACTGGCAGATCGACGAGATGGACGCCAGCTTTGCCTCGGTCGAGGAAATCGCCAGCATCTACCTTCAGGCCGGGTACGACCTAAAGGAGCAGATAGACAAGGCGCTAGCTGGTGAGAAGAAGGACAAGGCCACGCAACTTAAGGCACAACAAGAAAATTACTTCAAGCGGGTCAAGAAGCTCAGATCCGTCTCAGGAGTGAGTAATTGCTTGACCTACTCCCACAAAATCAAGGAGCCACTCGCCGTGACAGAGAACTTTATCGACAAAAACCCCTGGCTACTTGCCTTCTCCAACGGAGTCGTGGACCTGCGCTCCGGTAAATTTCGCCCAGGGATCCCCGAGGACTACCTCCTGAAGGCGGTCCCCCACGAGTGGAAAGGCATTGACTGCCCGGCACCGCAGTTCGAGGCGTTCCTGGAGAGTGCGCTGGACGGCCCGCCACACCTCTCTGAAGACGAGCGCCTCGAATACCGGCAATCGATAATAGCTTTTGTTCGCCGCGTCCTCGGCTACGGCGTCTCCGGTCTCAACATCGAGCACATTTTTCTTGTCTTTAACGGCTTCGGCCGTAACGGCAAGGGGATCATGGTGGAGACGCTGCGTTACTGCCTTGGTGCACTCGCCGGCCCGATCGCGTCGGAGATGCTGCTAGATCAGGGCCGTTCCAGGTCGAGCTCCGGCCCCTCTCCGGACATTATGGGGCTCAAAGGGATGCGGATCGCGTTTGCGTCAGAGACCGATGAGGGGCGACGCTTCGCCCCAGGGCAAGTCAAATGGTACTCAGGCGGCGATACTCTGCAGGGCCGCTACCCGCACGACAAGCGCACGACCGAATTCGAGCCGACTCACCTGCTGATCCTGCTCACGAACAACCTGCCGCACGCCCCGGGCGATGACTTTGCTTTCTGGAACCGGCTCAACCTGATCCCGTTCCTGTATTCCTTCGTGGCTGAGCCGGACCCGACGAAGCCGGAGCAAAAGAAGCGCGACGAGGGTCTCCGTGAAAGACTTAAAAGCGAGGCATCCGGCATCCTAGCATGGATGGTGAGAGGTTGCCTCGAATGGCAGCAGCAGGGCCTGCAGCCGCCGGCGTGTGTAACCTCGGCAACCGAGGATTACAGGGCAAACGAGGACACTATTACCCAGTTCGTCGAGGAATGCTGCATCCAGAGCGGTCTTTCCGAGGTGAAAGCAGGCGATATCTACCGCGCATTCACCACCTGGTACGAGGCGCAGATCGGCGACCGAGTACCCAAACAGAAAAAGTTCGGTTCCATGCTTGGCAAGCAGTTCAAGAAGGACAAGGTTGGTGGTGTGGTGAAGTACTTCGGACTGGAACTCAAAGGTGAGCATCAGCCGGAGTTGTAGCTCTGCAGGATGACCATTGGCAGGGACCCATACAGGGGGGGGCGGGGTGCCCCTGTAACTCAACATCAACAGTAAGGGGAGGAACCATGTCTGGATTTGAGTATGAACTTGGAGCGGAAGTAAAAATCGGCGTAAGTGGCGAGCGGGGTGTGGTTATAGGCCGCGCTCAGTACCTGGATTCCAAGAATTGTTACTACCTGCGGTATATGGCCGCCGATGGTAGAGCAACCGAGTCCTGGTGGAACGAGGGGGCGCTTACCCGGTAAGCAGGACGATAGGACTATAGCAGGACGGACGGTATCTGTCCGTCCTGCTAGTAAAGTCCCGTATCAAAAGGTGTTTAAACAAAATCAGGACTATTAGGACCGAGTTGTTAACAACTTTATAGGGGCTTTGCAACCATAGAATCAGGAGGATAGTTCCTTACATTATTGTCCTATCCTCCTATTAATAAGAAAAAAGATAAAAGATATAAAGACTTAGATAGCAGGACGATCAAAAATAATAGTCCTGTTATCGTCCTGAATGGTCTTGGAATAGTCCTGAATGGTTCCGAGATCATCCTAAAAAGAGGGAATTTTGGTATGAATGTCCTAGATTTGGCCGGAAAGTATGGCGCTTACAATAAAGTTTCCCTTAATAAGGGTGGCGAATATCACGGACCTTGCCCTATTTCCGGTTGCGGTGGAACTGATCGCTTCCACATTTGGCCGGCTCAAAAAGTGACTGGCGATTGGTGGTGCCGTATCTGCGGAAAGGGTGGAGACCTGATCCAGTGGTTTATCGACGTCGAGAATATGAATTTCCCTGAGGCATGCAAGGCTGTCGGTCGCGAATTGCCCGAAATGCAGGAAGGCCGCACCCCGCAGACCAAACGCCCAGCCGGCGACACCTGGCAGCCGACCGCCCCTAAGGCTCCCGCCGATCTGTGGAGCGAGCATGCCGAGAAGTTTGTCGAGTGGTCCCACCAGCAGCTGCTGGCCCTTGGTGAAGAGCCGGGCAGCCCGCTACACTACCTTGCAAGCCGCGGTATCCGGAAGCAGGCCGCCGTCGATCACCGTCTCGGCTGGAATCCGGGCGAAAAAGGAAAGGATCTCTACCGGGCACGCGAGGCGTGGGGCCTGGAAACCATCGTTAAGGACGGCAAAAAGAAAAAACTGTGGATCCCGGTCGGCCTGGTGATCCCCTTCTACATCGACGGATGCCTGCGCAGGGCCCGGATCAGGATACCGAAAGAGCGTCGGACTGCTGATTTCAACACCTCATACTATGTTCTTCCCGGGTCGAGCATGGATACCTACGTGATCAACCCTTCTGCCAAGGCGTTCGTCATCATAGAAGCCGAGCTTGACGGCATCCTGGTAGCCCAAGAGACCACTGGACTGAACGTCGGCATTCAGGCAT